ATGTACCGTCGCCCAGTGGTCAACCCGCCTAACTTTTTCCTAGGGCTGCTCCGGGTTGCCGGGTGGCTGTTTTGGAGAGATCCCGTGGCTAAGCCGGAACCACCCCAGCCGAAGCGTCCCAGGAAGCCGACCCTGGGATACACGGTTGGGGACATCCCCTACGAGCTGTTGGCCGTGGTGCGGATCTCCTGGTACCGCAAGGGCATGGCCTACGAGGTCGAGGAGTACCAGATCGAGGAGTCGGACGACGCCCAGAAGCAGTTCCACTACATCGTTGGGACTGCTCTGCGGCAGGGGGCTGACGTTTGCGTACTCACGCAATACGAGCCAGCTGCTCTTGGTGTGCCGGAGTAGGTGCCCGGTGGCTGGTCCTCCCGAGGTGCCAGCCTCACCGCAGCCGGGCTACTGCGGACTACCCGTTCCCCTCAAAGAAAGGACGGAGCACAAAGGTAGCGATTCCAGGCCGCCGCTGCCACATTGCAGAGTGTTACAGGACCGGCTTGACACCCTGCTGGTCATGTGTAACTCTAGGGACAGGTCAGCAACCGCTGGCCGCTTCAATCAAGTATCACAATGAACACGCACACTCCAGTTGACAACTTCAAGCTCAGCCCCTGGTACTTCGCCGTTAGCTGGGCACGGCGCATCCTCCAGGACAAGATCGTCCAGCACGAGAAGAACGGCTTCAACCCCGTTTACGACATCCACCAGCTCCAGCAGCTTGACGACCTAGAGCAGTTCCTCAAGATGAGCTGGGACGAGTGGATGCAATCCATCACTCCCGAGCAGACTGTTAAGGGGCTGGGCGAATGATCCTTGAACTTGATGACTTCTCGATGGATACCGATGGCCTTGTCACCGTCACTGCTGTTGTTGATGAAATGGTGCTTGTCCACCACCAAACGCAGCTCGACCCAGCGGAGTACGGACCTGCCCTGTGCCGAGGCACCTTCTACCTTTCGGATGAAGATCTGATCCCGGCCACCGATGCAGAACTTGCCCGACTCTTCTACAACCGCATCGACGACTGGGAAGTGCTCCACCCGGACGATTGAGTGGAGCGAGGCTCGGGAACTCCGTAATTCCAGCGACTACGACGACTGTACGGTACACTGAAGACCTGCTACGCCACACCTATGCACGAGTGGAAGTCCATCCCTAGTTGTCCTGGTTACTCCGCCTCAAACACAGGTTCCATTAAGGGTCCGCGAGGTGTACTCAAGCCGTATCTGTCAAAGATGGGCTACTACACCTTTAAACCTGGACGTAAGGGAAAAACCACTTATGTACACAGGGCAGTAGCTGAAGCATGGCTGGAGCCGACCGGAGCAGTCGTAAACCACATCAACCACATAAAAACGGACAATCGCGTATGCAACTTGGAATGGTGTACTACTCAACACAACGTGGCCTGCAGCAACTTGGTGCATGGCCACAACAAGGCCAAACTATCTAAGGAGGACAAAACAGCAATCGTTTCGGAGTACCACCGTGGAGGAGTTTCACAGCGCCAGCTCGCCAAAAAATTCGGCGTTACCCAACGCACGATTTATAACGTTTTGCGATCCGCGCAATGATGACGACTACGACACGTTTGAGTACGGGACCGAGCCCATCCCAGGCGATACGCACTGGGTCCGGGCTCGCACCTTGACCCAGCTGTATAGACATTTGATATACGTGTTTGCCACCAGCGACACGATCTGCTCCAGCAGACTTGCCAATCTGGCCATCCACGAGATTCTCAAACTAAGACTCACCGATCTCACTCGGCTAAAACACCAAGACCCCAACTTCTTTGCATGACTGACTGGTACGCCGACTACTACCGCCAATCACGCGGATACAACTGGCACGATCTGATGGAGATGCGCCAGCAAAAGCCTCAGTCCAACTTGCCTGTGCCGGACGTGTTCCAGCACAGGTTTGCGGACCGCGCAGAATACGATGCTTGGGTTGAAGAGCGGCGCAAGCTGTACTTCGGCTGATCACTACTGGATTTACATGACTGAAATTTCGACGCTGCCCTTTTTCCGGTCCTACCTGCTGGGGGGCAGGTCTGTTTACCTCGATAAGCTCTCGGAGTTGGCTGACTCCGAGCTAAACCTGCTCAACATTGAGACTTTGTCTGCCCTCAATGAGGCTCGTGCCCAGTACGACACCATTGAGAACAAGCAGAGCGAGGAAGCCGGTCACATCTACCGGCGTATCAAGGTTGCAGGGTATTTCCAAGCTGCAATCAAGCTCGAACTGGACTCCTAGTCGGGCCTTTCTCTACTACACTGCTCGCGTTCTTACCCATGAACATGCACATCCTTTCTGATTCTCAGCACCAGGAATTGGCACACGCTCTGGCCAAAGTCCAAACCATCCTGGAAAGCTGCACCAGCGTGGTGCTTGATAGCAAGCTCGCTACCTCTACCGCCAAAGCCACTGCGAAGTCTCAAACTAAGACTCGTAAGTCCAGCGGCAAGAGGGGTGTGTCGGTGCTGAACGACGCCAAGGTCATGGAGATCAAGCGTCAGCTGGCTGCTGGTAACAAGTCCGTGGCCAAGATTGCCCGTGAGTACGGCGTTCACATCACCACCATCAACTGCATCAAGTGGGGCAAGACCTGGAAGCACGTTCAGCTCCAGCAGGAAGTTACGGCCTGATGTCGATCCTTCCTGATTACGAGATCTTCTGCCTGGCGCGGAAAGGTCTCGTGGAACCCTTCGATCAGGAAATGATTAACCCGGCCTCACTTGATGTGAGGCTTGGGGAAAATCTCCTGGTTGAAATTCCAACAAGCCCGGAATTTGTCCCCTATTCCATTGCGGGGCATACGAAGGAAAAACCGTTCATGCTCCAGCCACATGAGTTCGTTCTCGCGGAGACGTTCGAGTGCTTCTCGGTGCCGAATGTTGTGGCTGGGCAGCTGGCGCTTAAGTCCAGTCGGGCTCGGGAAGGTATCGAGCACTTGATGGCTGGGTATGTCGATCCAGGTTTCAAGGGGCGGCTGACGCTGGAGCTGCAAAATGCACGCGCTATGCATGCAGTCGCTCTGTGGCCTGGGATGCGGATTGGGCAGATTGTGTTCCACAAGATGTCGCTCCTGCCGAATAAGGACTACTCAGTCACCGGGCGCTATCAGGGAGACCTAAGAGTTCAAGCCTCTAAAGGATGATGAACGAGTTCAAACTGTCGGCTGTTGATGCTGTCAATCACCCCAGTCATTACACGGCTGGGAAAACTGAAGTGATTGATGTGCTCGAAGACTGGGTGAAGGCCGCGCCCGATGCTGTAGTTGGTGGCCTTCAATGGCAGGTTATCAAGTACATCAGTCGGATGTGGTTAAAGAAGGATCCCTACGAGGATGCTCGAAAAGCCCAGTGGTACCTCAACCGTCTGGTAAATCATCTGGCGACAGAGGCTTATCAGGAAAAATGAGGTACTGGTGGCGGATTCTCGCCAAGGCCGTTGGTGAAAAGGCGCACCAGCACAGCCGGGTCGCAGATCAGGTTGCGATGGTGCGTCTCTTTATCCTTGGCGGTTACATGATCACCAACGTTTTCATCTGCGCAGGAGTTATTCGCCACTGGAATGGGTAGACGCTTCAAACGCGGTGAGCACAACCTCAACGCAATCCTCACGCCAGAACTTGTAGTGAAAATGCGGAAACTTCAGAAACAGGGCTGGAGTTACAGCCAGCTCTCGGATGAGTTCGGCGTTGATCGCAAGCACGCCTGGCGAATTTGCAACGGTCAAGCCTGGAGTTCTGTCAGTGAAGTTTTGTCCTAAGTGCGGGAACAAATCGTTCCGCGTCAAAGAATCCCGGACAAGGGAGGCCAATGTGCGGAGGCGCACTCCCGCAACGAGAGTCAGGCGCCAATGCGGTGTTTGCGGGCATGTCGATACGTTTTTTGAGATCGACTCCGCGCAGATGAAACACTTCGAGGCGCTCCAGCGATTGGAGGAAGCCGTGGTGTTGCACCTGCAGCTGGATGACACTGACTCCTGCTACGCCTGTATTCACTGGGATGCCAACGGGTGTTCCATGCACCTGCCCGAAGCGGGTGGGACTTTTGCCACTGAATGTTCACTCTTCAAAAAGTCATGAAGCGACTTTCACTCAACATCGACGAGCGCGTTTGCATCGCTTGCGGCGGCAACACCAGGAACCCGCTGTACTGCGCCAAGTGCTATGACCGGACACCGGCCGGACGGGCGGATAAGTGCCGGGCAACAATGCTGTCGAGATACCGCCGTGTTGCTGATGGTGGTCCATGTCGGCACTGCGTTCACTGGGAGCATCGCTGCCTGCTCGGCTTTCCAGAAGCTGGAACGCTCCACGCAGAAGGGTGCGCTGCCAGGGAAGTTGAAGGTGTGCTAGAGTAGTACACGAACCCGCCCTACCAGGCATGAAAATTCTCCAAGGCATCCAGCATCTCCACACCCTGGACGATGCCAAGCTCGTGGCGTTTGACGTTGAAACCACCGGGCTCCAGCCGAAGATCGGGGGATTGCGGTTGCTCCAG